GTGAAATATTCGGTACTACCAGAATACCAAACATCACGAAGGGTTGTATAAGTTCCAGTGATACAGACGGAACAGGAATATATTCCTGTCGAAACCCAGCCACCTGTTGCTGGTGTGCTAATAACTTGAGTTAATGCTGTGCCACCAAGAGTTTCATACAGATCAACATAGATCTCGCCTGTTCCAATTGCAGGAATATTTGTTAATTGACCACGAACATAGTTGTATAAATAAAGAGTATTTAAGTTATCCGCCGCAGGTGCGAGAGATGAGGACATATAGAAATCGCCTCTATCGTCTCCAGTGGACGAATTCCAGCGAGCCTCGATTACAGGTTTTTTAAAAAAGTATTGTGTTCCTCTTGCAAAAAACCGTTTTGTATAATAAGAATTAGTAGCACCAGATGGGTTAGCAGATGAACTCGCCTCGTTTGACGAAGTTAGACGAATACCGATTCCGTAGTTATCTTTTGTTCCTGCAACCCACTCTTCTACTAAATCTGTGATATTTAATTCTAGATCTTCCAAGCCTGTGCTAAAAGATTGGGTAAAAGTTGGAGATGCATGATAGTCTCCACCTTCAGTTGTCCAACCAACCCCACTAGAGGCGGAAACCCAGTTTGACACTCCAACATCTTTATAATTTTCAAGATCTAGTCCATCGCCTTCTGTCCAAGAACGAGAGATGGCTTGCCCTACAATAGTAAAGTCTCTTGGGACTGTTTTTGAAGTTTCTGCATTATAGAGCCTTAGATAGAAACTTACACCTCCTTGTGCTGGCAATACCCCAGCAGTTCTATCTGAAGATATTGAATCAATATCAAATTGAGTTAAAACACGAGATAGTTCTGCTGATGAGGTGGATGCTCTGCCAAATATAGAAAATACTTCGCTAACATCTGCTTGTCCCATGTTGGAACCTGTTCCGCGAGTTCCAAGACCGTCTTTGTAAGCACTGGTTATAGTGTTATCTGCAATTGCTTTATATCTTTTAATAGCCATTATCTCAATTTACCCTTTATATCCACTTCAGGAAATTTCATTTCCATTATAGCATTTGCTGGCGTTATGATATAATCGCCATCTGGTGAAGTATTTTCCTCGACATCAAAATAAACACTTGAATAGTTTGCAGAGGTTTTGTTTATGATTTGTACCTTCACAACATCACTAACACCACTTACATTATTTAAGACATTGAAAATTTGTGATTTTGATATTGGTTCTCCAATGAATAATGGAGTAGAATAAGCATTAGCAAGGGCTACAACACACTCATCTAATACTTTGAATTTATCGACATTTTTTTGTGGTTTTACGATAAAGTTTATTCCAAAGTTAATAATAAATGGATCAAGAATATCAATTGTGTCATTAATCATACGATAGTGGTTTAGCCAAGTTTTTAGATTAGTCTTTATTGTATCGTTTGTATTGATTAATTTGTTTTGTGGATCCTCGGAAATAACATAAACATTTAGATTTCTTTTTTGTGAATCTGGATCTTTTTGAACAGAGCATCGCTTTATAGAGCCAAACTTAGCAGGCATTCTGTATACAAGATTTTCGTAGTCCTGTTGTGTGACTGCTCGATTTTGTGTCGGGAAAGTGTCGTAAATTCTCTGCTTAATTTCTGCTGTTGAAGGGTTGGTCACATTTCCAACAATCGGTTCTTCATTTACAACTTCAAGTGAGTTTCTAACTGTTGAAATTGTTGCACTAGAAAGACTGCTTACATCTTCAAACTCAAGCAAAGAGTTTGAAACAGTATTGACAGAATTCGCTGCTGCATTACTGTTAGATGGGTTTGACTGCCTGTAAGCAACTGTAAGAGTTGTGTTCTATAGAACTATACCATAATATTTGTTATTTACAAGACGGCTCGGATCAAAGGTTGTATCGGTGACATAATTCTTTCCAAATATATCCATCGCAACATTTTGTGGATTAGAGACAAGTTCGGCAGAGAGTTCATCGCCAGAACCAAATTGCAAACTAACACCATTTCCATCAAAAACTGTTATGAATTTTCTATTAACCAACATAGGTTTCATTACAGATGGGACATTATCGTTTTTATAATTTTTATTACTAAGTTCTTTAAATACCGTATCTTGAGACAAGTATTCAACTTCATAATATTCATTTCCGTCTGAATCAAAAACACTTATTATTTCTGCCACATTTGGAGAGTTTAATTGAACTCTTCTAAATCTTTGGAAGTCTCCTATTTCAACCTCTTCAACATTGAAGAAGCCTGAAACAACATTTCCATATGCCTTGATTGCATACTGTGTCGGGGCACCGGTAGCAGAATCGGTTGTTGCGACTACAACGGGATTAGAACTATCAGCCATATCCACATTATCGGTCAAAACAAAGTTTAACCCATTTTGACTTGTAAATCTTGTTCCTCTTTTTACAACTGGTATATATCTTACATCTGGACCCAAGCCGGTTTCTGATGCTGGAACGAGGACGAACATTGCAACACGACCGTAAGTTGATGGTCTACCACTACTCTTATAGCCAAGGATTCTTCCGTGTCTTATAACATTATCTCTTTGATAGGAAGTATCTAGGAAAGTTTCGTTAACATTGTAATCAAGATAGAAAGAAACTTGGTCGCCAACATAAGCAACCGCATCCAGCATCATAGCACCAAAAGAAGCCTCGCTAAAATCCTGAAATGTATCTGGGTAAAACCGCTCTGCAACCTGTGTAAGTTGGTCCCTAATGGAAGAGAAATCTCTACTAGTGTAATCAATCGCTACTGTTTTTTTAGAATCTTTTGGCATATGCTATCCTCTTCCTAAATAGTGAACTCCAGTAAATCGGAGGCTGCGATATCTGGCATTCTATATTCTATCCTTATCGCAAGGCTGTTTTCTTCTATACCATTTGTACCAAACTCAATACTTGATATGGATACTACTGGCATATAAATATTAACTTGCTCTCTTATTCTTTGGTCTATTCTCGCATATACATCGCTTTGAAAGTTTTCAAATAGATATTGTCTAATGCCAACACCAAACTCTGGCTCCATGACTCTTTCGCCGGGATTTGTTAATATTAGCATTTTGAAGTTCTGCTTTATTAATGCTTTTAAATTCTTAATTGCCGTATAACCATCACCAGAATCAATTGTGAGTGGTAATTTTGGAGCCAAAGAAGCCATCTTAATACCTCATTATAAATATGTTGTTATTCTTTTCTTTCGCAAAGTTCATCTTTATTATTGAACGGATTGCTAGATCTTCTCTTCCACCAAGGCATTATTCTTTGACCGGGTGCAAGTTGGAAAAGTTCCTTAAGGTTCTTTATGACTATCTTTGCACCACTTTCGCTCTCTTGTGGATCATCAAAGTTTCGAGAGTAGTAATAAGATTTAAACATCTTCTTGATAATGGCATCTGATCTTCGCAGTGTT